TTTGCTTCATGTTTAAGTAGGTTGTGTTCAGTTCCAACAGGTGACTCATTAGCAATGTAAGGAGGTATTCCTTCTGGTAAAACCCATTTGATTTTTGAATAAAAGGCTGCTTTTAACAGTTGTCTCATATAAGGTTGATCGTATTGTTTTAATACTTCAATCTTTCTAGGTTTATCTTTAGCGTTATTAATTTTAGTAAAGATTTCATGTACAGTTTCACCTGATGTGCCTTTTGTATTAGCCATAGATGTCATTGCTTTCTTACTAATTAGTCTCGGGTTTGTTTGTTGTTCGGCCATTATTTACTCCATATATATGTTTAGAAATCTGATATAACTTCTATCATTGACTTCATTTTGTTTTCGATAAAGTATGGTAACAGGAGCGACCTGTCTGGTACTTTACATTCGTTATAGTTATTTATAATGTTTTCCTGGATCGTTAGTGGTATCTGGGATAGATCAATCAACTTCTTATTTCTATTGAAGTTCTTTTTGGTTTCTGACCCTAGAGGTATGTTATCTATATTAGACCACTCTTCCAGTTTCTTTTTCGTAATTGGTTTTTGTCTTTCACCAGTTACAAATATGTTATCTGGACTTAATATGTTAGGCACACCATCTGATCTATCACCTTTAATAATTTGTTCTCTTAAAAATTTAATAGGGTCTTCTTGTTCTCCTATAAAACCTTTTAAGAAAGGTGACCATTGATATACATTACCATAATGATGTAGTTGAATAAAGTCTTTGTCGCCTGAAATAATCAGGTACTTGTCTTCCGTTTGTTCTTTACATAATATAGCAATAATATCATCTGCCTCACAATTCTCAACATGAATCATTTTGTAAGGGAAGTTTTTAGATATTTCATCTTTAACCTCTGATATAATTTTAAATATGGTATCCCAATCAAATGGTCCGTCTTGTCTGGACAATCTTCTACTATGTTTATATTGTGGGAAGAAATCTCTACGCCATGGATTAGGGGCGTCTGAAGCCAATACCATTTGACCGTATTCTCCTTTGAATTTTGTATTAAAACCTCTCAATGAATTTAAGACCATATGTCTTATCATTTCTTTATTTGGTTTTACATCTCCCTTGCCTCTCACTTGAGCCATTAGGTTTGAAATAAGTATTTGGTTTAAATCGACTAGTATCATTATAATATATCTTTGTTTTTAATTTTTAAAATTGTTCTTTGTGCTTCGTTTAGTTCTTCTTCTTTTTTACTAGGTCTGCCGCCTATCATATAAGCAATCATAAAACCTAAAACTGATAATGTCGTTCCTAAAAAGAATAAACCTAAACCATATCCTGTTGTCATAAAGTATAGGGGGTCCGAAGACCCCCCAATATATTAACTAGGCGTCAATAGAAGCTACTGTTGCTTTTGTAGGAGCAACTGAAACAGCATTGTCGTATTTGAAAGGTGTTCCGTAAAGGGCTTTGATACCAGCAGCGATAATAGCTCTAGTAGGTGTTCCCATTCTGTAAACGTGGTTACCTTTAGATTTTGAACCGTAGATCATAAAACCCTCAGCTCTTAAAGTATCAACCATAGCTCTTGGTGACTTTAAACCGTAAGTTCTGTTTAAAGATTTCCATGAGATTGATGAACCTCTTTGTAATAGATTAAGAATTTTAGCCTTTTTAGACAGTTTTTTTCTTCCTCTAGTTTCCGTAGTTGTATTTGTTTTTTTAGTTAAACCAAACATGATTTATCTCCTTTTGTTTATTATTAAATGCTATTTTACAACCAGCTGTGGCGATTCTCGTAAGAATTTTGTTTTTACTCATCTGTGTTTAGATCCTCTCCGTCAAATGCTATTGTGTCGTTCAAATCTTTTAAGTCTTCTTTTAAATCTTTACTTAATGGTTTGCTAGACTTAACCTTTTGATCTGGATACTCTCTATCAATAATATTTCCATAATCTATTCTTGCTGACATGGCACTACCTTTTTTTGAAGATACTTCTACCAACTTGTCTGCTAATCTTTGTGCTGGGTGTTTCATATCAAAATCTCTATAAACTAAACCTCTAATCATATCAACAACCAATGCTAAATCTTTTGTAAATGATTGTTTCTCTGTTTTAATGGCAAGATCATATAGTTGTCTTAATAAGTTCATACTGATATCATCAACTGCCGTCTCAACAAACTCTTTTGTTTGTTTCTGTTGAATTCTTTTGACATACTCATTATTTGATGGTGGTGTTGTAATACCAGGTTTCTCTACAATTCTACTTGAAGGAAACAAAATAATGTTGTCTTTTGGTGGCAGTTTATCGTTTGACATTATATGACTTCACCCTTAAAATTAACTTTACCTTTATCAGCAAAGTGTTCTATTAACTGATTATAACCTCCAATAAGTTGCCCATCAATCTTAATTTGTGGCATAGTTCTTACTGGTTTTCCAATGTCTTCCATCATCTTACTAGGGTCTGAATCAAAGTCTTTCTCTAATGACTTTTCTTCATATTCAAGGCCAAGCGTCTTTATAAGGTGCTTCGCCTTGTTACAAAATTGGCAATTATTTTTACTGTAAATCAGTATTGTCATTTTTATCACCTATTAATTGTTTGTAAGCTATTTGTGCCTTTTCTTTTGTATTGTAAGCGTCAACAGCTTCCTCAATAGTGAAGTTATACATTTTATTGTATTCACCCATTGGTAGCTTTAAACCAATCCACACTCTGTAATAATTATTTTTAGTAATAGTTACATCTTTAGCAAAGATTTCATAACCTCTAACTGGTGTATTCTTAATTAAGTTTACAATAGTAGACTCAACCTCTGATACAACTGTTTTGTTTTGATTCTTTCCTAGTTCAGTGATGAATTGTTTAGACGATTTATTCATTTCGCCTTTGATAATATCAGCCATTTCTGCTTTAGCAATCATCATACCTTTTTCAATTGCCAATTGTAGATCAGGCGATACAGCCGTTCCAACACCAAAGATACACATTTTATCTTTGTTCTTACCAAATGTAGTTTTACCACACTGTTTCTTTTCAGAAAAATCAGACATATACCATTTTGGCACTTCTTTTAAAACTTTGCCTTTTTCTGACTTCATCTTATATGTAGCTGAACAGTTAGCAACCAATAAACCGGCGACCAATATTCCAACTATTTTATTTACTTTACTCATATTTATTTTACCTCACTTTTTACATTATATACTAATTGTTGTGCTTTGTCAAGTCCCATTGAGATATAATCTAAAAACTCTTGTCCAGACATACCAGTGACCACAACGAACACAAGTGAGACTATGATAATATTCTTAATCATTATCTTATCTCCCATTCACCATCTATTTTTAAACATGTCTTTCCTGGTGTTTTAAAGGCATGTTTTTGACGACTATAATGTCGGCAATACTCTGGAGCGCTAACGTCTCTATAATAGAATTGAGCAAATAACTCCCAATAACCTGGTGTTTCAATACCCTTTTTACCATCAGCACACTCTAAAATTTCTTCTTTAATAATATTATCACCTTTTTGTTTGATAATGACTTTAACAAAACAATATTGACCATCAGTTTCTCCAGGTTCTATTGTCTTCACTTTTGAATATAAGATTTCTTCACCTGCCATAGCATGATTTACCACAATAGATGTTAAAACCAATAACGATATTATTAATATAATTTTTCTCATTTATCCCTCAATCCATCTTCCATCTGGCAACTGACATACAGTTCCAAATACTGTGTTTCTATTTGGACTTCCAATTCCAACTAGTGGCCATTGTTGAGTGATATCAACTGTGGCGCTATAATCTTTACACTTCAAAGGTCCTTTTAAATAGGACGAATTTGTTTTAATAATACCACTATTACCTGATTTCTGATTAAACCAATTTGTATATGATTGTCTTGACGGACTTGTATTTAAGTGATCTACAAATACAGCGTTATGAACATCATAGTCCGATTTATACATAATATCAGCACCCTTAAAGGCACCCACTAAAGCACAACCACCAATAATATATGGATCTGTGACACCTAAACTGACACAGGCACTCGTGGCTGTCGCTCCACCCAATGTGGCACCAACGGTTGATCTATCTACTGTTGAACAGTTAGCGACCAACAAACCAGTAATTAATATTAAAAATATTCTAGGCATTTAATTTCTTTATTGTATCATTCACTTCAAAAAGTTCATCTTCAAGTTCTTGTATCTTTATAGATGGACCTCTAAACTCGTAGTGTTCTAACTTTTCGTTTAGTTCTTTTTTCTCGTTTTCTAACATCTGTAATCTTACAGAGTTGTCTAGTTTTAATATATTATTTGTCATATGGTTTAACATCTTTAGCAATTAATAAACAAGTTGATTGAATATCATCAATTAACTCGGCAACCTGAGCGTCACGCTCAGGTGTCTTTGGATTATTGTATTTAAGATTATAGAGTCTATCACTTGTTTTTTTGACACCATCAATCTTTAAACAGAAATCACTAATTTTGTGTAACATTATTACCAACTTTCCATATAAAGTTTTTCAATTTAGTCCAAGTGTCAATTACCTGTTCATTACCTGATTGCCATTGTGCCTTTTGGTATTCTTTTACCTCAACCCATTCACTAACAACAAAGTTTTTTACTTTTGTATCGATTGTCTCATCTGCTTTCGTCATCATAGTAGTCATTACAACTAAAATGGTTATCATCATCAACGTTTTCATATTATATTTTCTTTCCCATTGTTTTAAAGTCTTTTACATCAACTATCATGTAAGGACCCTTGTTATACGCCACACTAATTGTTTTGCCCATAGGTAATTGTGTGGTGTAGACTCTCTTTTTAGTTTCACCTATAATTCTATCACTAGTCGGTAAACTTGTCCGACATTTGTAATTTGGCATATCAAAACCATAAGAGATTTTAGCGTCAATATTGACACCAAGTGATCTACAATAATTATCGTAGTCTTCTCTTATCTGTTTTAATTTTTGTTCTTTTGTTAACATTAGTTGTATATTATATCTTCTTCTTTTTTCTTTTTTGGAGCATATACTTT